TTTTGATGAATCGTATGGCTTCAAAGTATGTTCTTCCGGTTTGATTCATTACAAGCTCGGCTAGGCTACAGACATGGTGGCAAGAAAAGCAAAAGAACAATCCGCTAACCTGGTGTACTTCTCCGGCTGGTGTCCTATGGTTGCCGTGAAATGGGCAGAAGATAATAAAGTCTTGATCGAACTCTGCCTCTATTGTTGTGCCGCTTCCTGCGAGTACTCGCTGGACCTGTTCTCTCGTATAGGAATGACCCTCGTCTCGTCTATTCCGAATATCCATTCGCTTTTCCTTTTCCCAACATATATTCCATATAATGATAGTTCAAATTTAAATAATTTTGCTTTTTCTACATACTCTATTGTAAAGTCTGGGCTTATGTCTATTCTTGGCACATATCCTTTTATCCTCATCTCAGACAATATTAATCTAGTATACTCTATCCTCAGCCTCCACAGACCAGAATCGTCATAAATTGATCCGTCCAAGCTAAATTTTTTAATAGGTTTGTGGTGATAATTAGACATACTCCATTATAACTGGATTTCTTCCAAATCTTTATATTTATAGTGTCCTTTATCAAAGTCTACCTGCACCAGGAACTCTCCCATAAAGCCATTTCTGTTTTTACGAAAAACACATTCGATCACATCGCTATTTGCAGATCGTCCCAGCGCCATTACCCAGTCGGCATCGTAGGCAATCTGGCGCGACCAGGCCGTTTGTCCAAGGGTTGGCACCGTATCTAACTTATTGGCATCATCTGGAGTAGCCGAAGAGATTGCAATGATTGGAATTTCTTCTGAAATTGCCATAAGCTTTAGTTCACGAGAAAGGTTCTTCATTCTAACAGTCTCATTTTCTGACTTTTGATTTGGGCTCATTAGCTGCAAATAGTCGACAATAACAAAGTCTGGCTTATATTGGTCAATTTTGCCACGAAGCACAGATGGCGTAATGTCTCCCCCGCTATCGTTAGAAACAATAAAAAATTCTGGCTTTCCCTGTAGCTTCTCCTCATGCCACAGTTTCATAGCATCAAGATCGATATCTCCGGAGCTTAGTTTTCTGTGTGACCAAATGCCATCGCCCATAATGGTGTATACACGATTACGAACCTCTGTTTCCGACATCTCTAGACTAATAATCAACGGCGTTCTTCCTTGCTTCCATGCCTGTACCGCAAAATAAAGAGAGAGCCACGACTTGCCAATTCCTGGATAAGCAAGAAATACTCCAAGCTGTCCGGGCATAATTCCAGATGGTAAGTAGTTGTCAAAGCCCGGAAGGCCAGTCTTAATTCCAATGGAACCAAGAGCTTGTTGCTTTTTTACGTTTTCGTAATATGCAATAGCCGAATCAATATCTGTTACATCAACATCTCTAATTACAGAAGTATCTTTTTTTAAAGAAGATGTTTCAGAAATTAGTTTTTCTAAGGCCTTGACCCCCTGGCCAGCCTGCACTTCGGTGGCTGCTGATCTAAGCATATCCTTAAGGCTCTCATTAAGGTGCTCTGACTGGAGCTCTTGAAGGTGATGCTTTGTTGCTCCAATGTCCTTTACCGGCTCGAAGTCTCTAAACTTTTCAACAACCAAAGATTTTGGAGGAATAGATCCATTATGCTCTGAGTAGTTCCTAATGAAATCCCAAACATCTTTGTGTGTCTTTAAAAGCTTGTCAACATTTGCTTGTAGCAAAATGTGAATTTGCTTATCCTCTAGTACTGCAGAAATTACTTTAGACTCTACGTCACTCACTTAGCCACTCCTTAGCTAGTCTGCGCCTTTCTAGACGCTCTTTCAAATCTTCTTCTAAAAGATTTTTTGATTTAATAATGCTTTCTGCCTTATAGGCAAATGTGTTCCATTCTGGTCTTGAGTTGGCATCAAAATAGAATGCTAAAACATCGTAGCACTTACCGATACCATATGACTCAAGCAGAGCATCCGCTGCCCATTGTTCAACGTTATAGTTTATTTCTGGCTTCTGCCCATAATGAGCCGTATGCAGCTTGGCATATCTACTTAGCAGAGCCATTCTTTCTCTGCGCTCCGCCATTACTGGGAGATTTCTGCCGAAGCTTCTTTAACTTTTTCTGTTAGCTTTTGCTCAACAAAAGCATAGACTCGATCAAAAGCATCGGAGATGTTTTCTCCATCTCTCCTAGAGTCTTCAATGCCGATATCAATTCTCAGTGACTGAAAGTTGCCGACATTAAGCGTGTAGCCCAAAGAAATAGTTACCTTGGTTTGCTCGTTTTCCATTTTCTCATACCCTTCTATATGGATTCGGTCCAAATTGGTATGAACCGACCATCTTCTGTTCTCGTATAAGTAAGAATACCATCTCCAAGACGCCTTGTCAACTCCTGAAATGTGGGAGTTATGTCATTCGTAATCAGTTTATCTTTTCTTGGTCTGCCCTGGTGATATGTTGAAAGTATATCACGTATTTCTTTTACCTGATTTTCAGAGTAGTAAGCCTTGACTCGCCATGCTCTGGCACCGCCCACCTGAGCACCAGTCGGTGGGGGTATCGCACCGTTCTTCATAAGATTTGGCATATATTTTGGATGCCTGTTAACAAGCTCTGCGGTTTGTTTTACAGTGTAAGCCTTTTTTCTATTTTTCATAAAATCAGAGTAGAGACAAGACTCAAGCCTATCTTCAACAATGTTGTATAAGGACACAATCCCATGAGACCTGTTCAGATGGTGCAGCCTAACAAGTTTTTTGTTCAAAAAAAATATTCTTTGACTTGCCTTTACAATTGGCAGACTATTATATTCTTCTATTGTTACCAATGGCACAAAGACTCCTAGTTTGGTATACCAACAATAATAATATTTACAGCCACAGAAAGCTCGCCACTGGCATTAAACTTTACTGTTCCACGAACACCGGACGTCGTGATTGATTTAAGAATTACCGAAACATCTTTTCCGGCTTGGGTACCCCCGAAGTTAACTGGGGTTGCTGTTACAACCGGGGCGTATTTAAAATCTGTTGGAAAAGAGTAGCTAAAGTCTGTTTCGTTTCCTGCCGTTACAGAACTGTTATTTGCAACCTCAACATAGCCGCCAATAATTCTAGCCTCGGAAGCTTTTACATTTTGCTTACCAGCGGCGGGGGTGTCAATTGTTACATATTTTTGACTAGAGGGTGAGACCTGAGCAGAAAGCTCATTGATTGCGTTTGCAACCTGATACAGATATGTTAAATCTAGAGGCTGTCCTCTTTCCGGTAGCGGTATTCTTGCCATAGTTATTCCAGTATACCACTAAATCGTGATGTCGTACAGCTGATACATTTTTAAAAATGCTTCTTCTGTCGGTAGTGTTGCACCTATACTTGTGTCAAACCTTTGAATTGGTTCTCCCCTAACATATACTTCTATGTCTGCCATATTAACACTTAACTCTGTCGGTACGCCAGCTATCAAAACAGTGCTTGGCTTAATCAGTCCAGCATTGTTTCCAGAAATTCTTTCTATATAGGACCAATCTCCATATGTAGTATCATTGTGCCACCTTACCCAAACATCATATTGCAAAACCTCTCTAATAAAGTTTTCTTGAGATTCTGATTCCCGGTATATTGGAATCGGGTCCCATGTAATATTTAACACATTGCCACTTTTGCTTGATGTAATGTTATTTGGAACAAAAAAATAGCTTGGTGTCATTAGATAGGTTGGCGACCAGTGAGAGATCCTGTTCCTGTCTTCTGAGACCAGCCTATACCTTACGTAATAACCACGATTTTCAGAGCTTATTGGAGGAAGGTCTGCCTGCTTAACGATGACTTTTTTAGTTCCTGGATCCGACATTAGTTAACCCCAATAGCAAACCTAAATTCAACAAAGTTTGTTGAGTTTGCTGCCTTGACGACGGGCAGGGCATCATTATTTTTAATGGCTGTATATCCTGTCAAACCGTAAAGAGGATTTCTGGTGGTTACGTTATCAAGTCTTAATGAATCTACGGCAACATAATAGTCTTCTGATGGTACCAATGTGCCCTCGTCATCTACGCTAACACAAACATACACAAGAACAACGTCTACTATTGACCAAGTAAAGCCTGAGCTTCTTGTCAACTCCTGTAGTTCTTTTTCCACAACAATGTATCTGCTGTTTTCAAAATTGTGCTCACCATAGGCACCTAGCTTGGTATCGTATTCGAATGGATACACGCTAGACCTGTCGCCGGTTCCATTGTCTAGGTTTACCTCAAACCTCGCATACTCTCCTTCTCCAGAAACATCTGTAGAGGCAAACTCAATCATAACCTTTACATTGTCTGGGACAGTTACAGTTGGAGACGCAATCGTTCCACCTGTTTTATTCAAAACAGAAAAAGCTAGTTTAAGTCTGTCGGTTGGGGCATTTTTATCAAGAGCTAGGTTAACACCAGTTAGGTGAATATGCTCGGAACCGGAGTTAATTGTTATTTTATCATTTACGTCAAAGCCTAGATCTGCGGTGTCGCCCTGAACCACAACAACGTTGTTAAAAAATCTTGGCCTTTCGTACCTTGCAACCCTGTCTGGATATGTAAACAAGATGTTATCTGCGTTTGTTTGAAAAACAGACATATCGTTTCCGCGATAGGCGTCAGGAATTTGGTTTTCTGTTCCACCATCGTCTAGCTGGCCAAGGGCTACAGGTATAGATCTTGCTTCGGTAAGTGTGTGATACTGCCAATTCTCGGACTGCGTGAAGTTATATATAGTCCGGCTATCATACGATCCTGCCGCTGGGTTTGACCCTGCTGAATAAACCCCTACCTCAGTAATTTCGTATCTTTCT